CAGCCAGCTCCGCAGCCAGCTCGACAGCCAGCTCGACAGCCAGCTCCGCAGCCAGCTCGACAGCCAGCTCGACAGCCAGCTCGGCAGCCAGCTCGACAGCCAGCTCTACAGCCAGCTCGGCAGCCAGCTCGGCAGCCAGCTCTACAGCCAGCTCTACAGCCAGCTCGGCAGCCAGCTCGACAGCCAGCTCCGCAGCCAGCTCGACAGCCAGCTCCGCAGCCAGCTCGGCAGCCTCAAATCATACTTCCTCAGCAACCGTTGGGGTGCCGGTCATTGGTGTGCTTGGGAGGCTTTCTATCTCTTCGGTCACGAGATTGGCGTCTCGTACAAGGCAGAAGATATCGCACTGCTTCTGGAATGGGGGCGGCTCTCTAAGAGTATTGGCTGGTGGGCGCCCTGGGACGGCATCTGCTTCGTCAGTGATCGGCCCCGCATCGTCAAATTTGATAATGAACGCCGCCTTCATAACGAGCGCGGTAAGGCTGTCGAGTATTCCGATGGCTGGGGCGTGAGCGCTTGGCACGGCACTCGTGTGCCGGACGAGTGGATCGCAGACCGCACTAAGTTGACACCCAAGATCGCGCTCACTTGGGAAAATATCGAGCAGCGACGCGCGGCGTGCGAAATCCTCGGCTGGGATCGCATCCTGACCGAACTCAACGCCTCGACAATTGACAAGGACGGCGATCCAGAGATCGGCGAGCTGGTCGAGGTCGACCTTCCTGAGATTGGGCGCGAGAAATTCTTGCGCGTCCTTTGCGGAACTGGGCGGCAATTCGCGCTGCCGGTTCCACCGAATATGAAAACAGCCCTCGAAGCCCAAGCATGGACTTGGGGGCTGACTGAAAAGACATTCGTTAAACCCGAAATCAGAACCTAAAGGAACATGCCATGAAGACCTTTTCGAATTTCTGCGCGCAGGGCGACATCTATATCCGCCGCATCGAAACGCTTCCAGCGAACGCCATCCCGGTGAAGCCGGATGGCAATCGCGTGATCGTGACGCATAGCGAGACCGGGCATCATCATGTGATGGATGCCGCGCACGTCAAGATGTACACGCTGCCGGATTCGATCATGGACTGCCTGCTCGTTGTCGACAATCCGACCGCGCTTGAGCACTTGCGTGAGCACGACACGCATGAGCCGATCATGTTCGAGAGCGGTATCTATCATGTGCGCCGGCAGCAGGAGTATACGCCGGAAGGTCTGCGCCGCGTCGAGGATTGATGCTGACTGCGGATCAGCACTGAAAGGAACACGATATGGCACAAAAGATGCGTCATTGCTTCAACTGCGGCGAAGAGCTCGGCGTGTACGCCGACTACGATCCGTTGGATACCTGCGGCAAGACCGAATGTGATCGCGAAGCACGATACGCGTATCAATCGCAGCGCGATGAGGCGCACGAGCAACTTGACCGCGATATGGGCTGGGACCGCTAGTAGCGCAGTCACATCAGAGTAGCATTGAGGACGACATGGAACCTGATCTGACCAAGTTTAGATGGAATTGGCATTGGCGCAAAGAGCGCGGCGAAGACCCAGATTGCGGTATCTTCGCGATGGTTCGCGAAGGTCACGCTTATGCCGTGGCGCGATGCCCGCGATACATGACCAAGGAAGACTGGGCGAAATACGCGCACCACATTTGCACTCTTCACAACACGGCGCTTGACGAAAACGAGCGCGTGCAGCGGCTCGGCGCATTAACTTGAGAACAGCCATGACAATAGCAGATCGCTCTTTAGACGGCTTTATCAGTTGGCTCCAAACGCAGGACCCGACTGGGACGTACGATTATTGCTACCCAGAAGAGTGCGCAGTTGCGCAATTTCTTAAGTCGATCGGTAGCGCCGAATTCAAATTAACATCGGAGGGCGTCACCGAACTGCTTGGTGATGGACGCATCGTAAACGCCAACGACCAGACGTTTGGAGGCGCTTTAACACGCGCCAACGCCTTTAAGAGCGGCGGCCTCGAAGCGCTGCGCGCCGTTTGGTGACTAACCTGAGTTATGCATTCAATGACCACGCAGATCATACAGACAGAACTTGCCGAGAAACCAACGACGCCCATCGTGATGGCGGCTTTGCGGGAGCGGTATTGCGCTCCAGAGTTTGCTTTCTTCGAAGAGGTTGGCGACGCCGGGTCCAGCAGTCGCGTGTATGCAGATGGCGTAGCGATCAATATGTGGGCATCGCGCGGATACAGCATCACCGGATTCGAAGTAAAGGTGTCTCGGTCTGACTGGCTGCGCGAGCTTAAGCAGCCGGAAAAGTCAGAGCCGGTTCTGACGAAATGTGATTATTGGTTCTTGGTCGCGCCGGATGACGTGTTCGTGCCTGATGAAGTACCTCCTTCATGGGGCATCCTCTCCTTTAAGGACGGCAAACTGCGTGAAAAACGTAAGGCGCCGAAGCTTGAGCCGAAGGCAATCACCCGAGCGTTTGTGGCGCAGATGTTTCGTCGCGCCCACGAAAAGGAAGAGCGCGACATATCCGGTCGCGTGCAGCGCGCTCTGGCGGATGATCGGGCGGCGATGGAGCGGCGTATTGAGGAGCGCGTCAAACAGCAAACTCGTCAACTTCGCGAAGAGGCCGCCAAATGGGAAAAGGTATGTTCCGCCGTTGGCGAGCAGTGGATTCATGATGAAACGCTGATCGCCGCCATCAAGGTCGTCATGAAGTCTGGCGTAGTGGGTACCTATTCTGGACTTGAAAGTCTTCTGCGCTCAGCGCGCGGCATTACAAAAAGCCTAGAACAATATGCCGATATTTTTGCAGTTCAACGCGATTGATGACGATACAACACTGAGGGCATGACGATGTTTCGGATTGGACAGAAGGTGGTGTCATAACGCCATGACCACGCAAACACAGCTTCTCGCGCGAGCGTTTCCCCCCGCAAACCGCGAGAACGGCCCGGAGGAGCGCCCTCCCCTCCTCCGGGCCACCCTTTCACGTCGCGAGCGCATCGATGACCTGCGCCAGCGCCGCGCCTTCTACAACTGGCTCGGCAAGCGGAAGAAGGTCGCGCGCATTGACGCCGAGCTGGTGCCGCTCATGAACGAGGAATTGGCGCACGAGGTCGCGGCGGCGCAGCAACAGCACCTGGTTGAACAGGTCGGGCGGGACCTGATGTGGATCGCGGGACAGGAGAAGGTGGCATGACTGGCGTTGTCGCCGATGATTTTGAAGACGCCATCAACGTCTATGAGGAGGTGCGTATGAGTGTGCCTGCAAAGAACATCGTCATCACCCAAGGCGGTCCAGTCGAGGCCGTGCCCGTCGCGTCGGAGTCGGCCGCGATCATCAGCATGATCGAACGGGCGGCGCGGGACCCTGCCGTTGACGTGGACAAGCTGCGCCAGCTGATGGAAATGCGTGCGCAGACAGAAACGCGCGAGGCAGAGCGCGCTTTCGACGCGGCCATGACCGCCGCCCAAACCGAAATGCGCCCGGTCGCTGCCGACAGCAACAATCCGCAAACCAGGAGCCGCTACGCCTCCTACCCGGCGCTCGATAGGGCGATGCGCCCCATCTACACCCGCAACGGGTTTGGGCTGAGCTTCAATACCGGCGAAGGTGCCCCGGAGAATTTCGTGCGCGTCATCTGCGATGTGTCCCACGCCAGGGGCCACAAGCGCCGGTATCAAATCGACATGCCCGCCGATGGCAAGGGCGCCAAAGGCGGCGATGTGATGACCAAGACCCACGCGACCGGCTCCGCCGTGTCATATGGGATGCGCTACCTGCTCAAGATGATTTTCAACATCTCAGTGGGTGATGATGACGGCAACCAAGCATCTGACACCGGGGAGGTTATCTCCCCCGCCCAGGCCCACGAGTTGGCGAACCTCATCCAGAAGGCCGGTGTGCCGATCAGCAAGTTTCTGACCGCCTACCGCATCGAGTCAGTCAGCGACCTGCGTGCCTCGCTTTTCAATGAGGCCAAGGCGCGCCTGGTTAAGGCGGGGCAGAGCAAATGATGATGATCCACGAGTGCGAGCAGGGTTCGCAAGAATGGCTGGTCCGACGCATGGGCCTGCCGACAGCCTCGGAGTTTTCGACCGTCATGGCCTCCGGCCGGGGCGGCGGCGAAAGCAAAACCAGGGCCACCTACATGCGCAAGTTGGCCGGCGAAATCATCACTGGCGAACTGGCCGAGTCCTACACCTCCCCGCACATGGACCGGGGCAAGGTCATGGAGGATGAGGCCCGCGACATGTACGCGCTGGAATACAACGCCGATCCTGTCCGCGTCGGTTTCGTGACGAACTTTAACGCCGGCTGTAGCCCGGACTCGTTGCTCGGCTCGAATGGTGGCCTGGAGATAAAAACAGCTCTCCCGCACATCCAAATCGAGCGGCTTGAGAAGGACGACCTGCCCCCGGAGCATCGGGCTCAAGTGCAAGGATCCATGTGGATTTGTGAGCGCGAGTATTGGGACTTCGTGAGCTACTGGCCCCGGCTTCCTCTCCTACGCGTCCGCGTGGCGCGCGATGAGGAATACATCGCCACGATCAAGAGCGCCGTGGACCGGTTCAATGATGAGCTTCACGAGCTTGTCGAGAAAATCAGGCGCTACGGCGCATTGCCAAACCAGGAGGCAGCATGAGCAGCGTCAACAAAGTGATCTTGGTCGGCAACCTCGGGGCCGACCCGGAAGCCCGGCGCACGCAGGACGGCCGCCTCGTGGTCAACCTCCGCGTCGCAACATCCGAGACCTGGCGCGACAAGGCGACCGGCGAGCGCAAGGAAAAGACCGAGTGGCATCGCGTCGTGATCTTCAGCGAAGGTCTCGCCAAGGTGGCCGAGCAATACCTGCGCAAGGGCTCGAAGGTCTATCTCGAAGGCGCGCTGCAAACACGGAAGTGGCAGGACAAGGACGGTCAGGACCGCTACTCGACCGAAATCGTGCTCCAGGGCTTCAACAGCGCCCTCGTGATGCTCGACGGCAAGGAACGCTCTGACGGCGAGCCATCCGGCGACTTCGGCGCGCCGGAACGAGAGCGAGTGGCCCGCCCATCGCAGCGGGACGCGCTGGAAGATGACATTCCATTTTGAGGAGCACAAATGATGCCGAAGGGTGTCACGACATACAGCAAGGAAATTCCGGGCGAGACCCGCAATTACAATAAGCCTGTCCGCTTCGATCTGACGGACGGCTTTCTCGGCATCAGCCAAGAAGATGGGGCCAATGTCAGGGATCGCGTGCTGCTCTCGCCAGCGCAGGTCCGCGAGCTTCTGTCGTTTGTGGCTGAGAGGCATTAGGAGGGCACCGTGCCGGTCGGCAATCTTAATCGCTACTTCCAACTCGGCGCCCGCTGCCTGACGTGCGAATGGCGCGGCACCGTTGGTGCGCTTGTGTCGCGCGGGTCCGCGCCGGCCACCTCACCGCTTCATTGCCCGAAATGCGATGGCCAGCAGACCGAATGGCCGCTCGCCACTCACGATGCTCACGAAACAGCACAGTAAAGCTAGGAGAACACATGCCACACGCATTCGAAGCTTCATTCCACAACACCAAGTACGTGCACGGCCGCAAGGTGATGCAAGTCATCCTGGAGGTGCCGATCGAACGCGCCGCAGAGGTGCACGAGGTCATCGGCTACCCCGATCCGAGCACGTCAACATGGGTCGCGGTCGCCCCGCTTGGGAACAAGCAATCCGAATGACCCAACGGAGCCCGCGCACCCGTGATGACCGGCATCTGGCATTCATTCGGCAGCTGCCTTGTCTGGTTTGCCTCGACAACACGAGCACGGAAGCCTGCCATGTGCGCTTCACGGATCGTCGCGCCGCGAAGTTCAACCCGGGCATGGGGCAAAAGCCTTCGGATTGGTGGACCGTTCCCATGTGCGGGAAGCACCATCGCGAACAGCACGCCGGTAACGAGCAAGACTTCTGGTTCAACGTGCACGGCATCGATCCAATCGCAGTGGCCGCGTGGCTCTACCTCGTCAGCGGCGACTACGAGGCCGGTGAAATGATCGTGCGAGAGCAGCACTGACGAGAAAGGGAGAGAACATGGTTTTTCGAGCAGGGCAGCGCGTGACGATGAACGCCGGTGGTCTGTCACAGTTCCCTCAATACGCTGGCATTGGAGGCGATTTGGAGGGCTACGACACTGTAGGCCTTGCCCGAGTTCGCTTCGACGGTGCGCGCCGTGCAATTCAGCTGAGTGACACCTTCCTCGAAACAGAAAGTGTCAAGTCACGCGGCCTATCGGCTAGGGCCGCCAACGCTCAGCGTTACGCGGGACTTGTTGCTAGGCGGAAGGTGCTACATGCCGCACTGATGCGTGTCAGGAAAGCGCCAGCGCAAGAACGACTTGCAAGAATGCTAGTTGCTGCTTTGGCTGGCAGAACGCCGATCACCGACGATCTGCTGGCCGATGCCAGGGCCGTCACTGACTTCGGCCGCGCCGTATTGGCGCAGAAGAAATAGGGAGATCGTCATGAGCAGGCATGGATATGTTGACGACATGGACGACGCACTCGCTCATGGCCGCTGGCGCGCTGCTGTTAATAGGGCGATCCGCGGCAAGCGAGGCCAAGCCTTTCTGCGCGAGATGCTCACGGCGCTCGACGCGCTTCCGGAAAAGAAATTGATTGCGGAAGAACTCATCTTGGATGGGCAAGTCTGTGCGCTCGGTGCAGTTGGGCAAGCGCGCGGCCTCGACATGAGCGACATCGATCCCCGCGACAGCGATGGCGTCCACACGCATTTCGGCATCGCCAATGCAATGGCGCGCGAGATCATTTTCATCAACGACGAAGTCGACGGGCATTATGTCAAGATCGAAGGGCCTCCTCGCCATCGTTGGGGTAGCCAACCTAGAATCTACGTTCCGCCGACGCCGGAGGATCGCTTCGAGAAGGTACGGGCGTGGGTGGTCGACCACCTTCAGTCAAAATAGGGAATTCGCCCCGTGACGGTCTCAAGAACAGCAGCCAGGACGACCCATGTCATTGCGCAGTGTTGCGATTGCGAGTGGCGATCTGAGGACTACCGAGCCGGCCCGGGCTTGGCACGTAAGCATGCCGATACGACGAGACACACCGTAACGGTCGAGCGCGCTCAGTCGTGGCGATATAATCCGAAGAAGAAATAGGGAGCCGCACCTTGCGGGCCTTAAGCATTCAGGGGCGATGCACCGGTCTCCAAAACCGGAGAGCCAGGTTCGAGTCCTGGAAGGTCTGCCATTGCACACCGCCATTATCAATGAGCTTCTAGCCAAGACGCGCTGCTGACAGCCAGGCCCCGCGTCTATCGGCTGGCTTCACCGTGATGGCGAGTAATCCATAAACAACTAGTGAGGACGAGATGGTCTGCAAATGGCTTAGCAGGAAGGTGCCGCCCCCAACCCGCGCGAGTGAACAGGTGAGAGAGGAAGATCTTGCAAGAGTGTTCTTCGAGGCATCGGTCGCACGGTCGCGCGAACTTGGCTATGATCAACAAGCATCATGGGATGACAAGTCGGCAGCGGCCGATCACGGCCGCGAGTGCTTCCGTGCCGGCGTCCGCGCCATCCTCTCCCGCCTCTCCTTCCAGGAGACGAAGGACCCATGGCGGCCGATCGAGACGGCGCCGAAGGATGGCACCAAGATTGTCATTTGGTGCGTCAAGTACGACCACTGCCCGATCGCCTATTGGGGCGAACAAGACGCAGATGACGGCTACTTCTTCGGCTGGCACCTGGAGGGGCTACATTCTCCCTGCGGGTGCTGCGATGACGATTTCATCGGGTGGATTGAGGACATTGAGGACGGATTCATGCCCACGCACTGGATGCCCCTCCCCTCCGCCCCTGCAGCTCAGGGACAGGGTTGAGTTCCCAACAGCCATGAGCCCACGCCCCGCTATCCTCACGCAAGCCGAAGTCGCCCGCGCGATCCGCGCGGCGAGGCGTGAGGGCGCGGCCGAAATCGAGGTGCGCCCGGACGGCGGGATTATCGTTCGGCTCCAGCCATCCACCGAAATCGTGACTGGGCCTATTGAGCCGACGAAGGACATTGTCCTTTGATCGGCGCCATGCCACGCCCACGCCCGCCGCACCTCGCCTCAGAAAAGACCCGTCACGGCCGGGTGGTATGGTACGTCCGCGTCGGGCACGGGCCGCGTGTCCGCCTACACGCGGCCTATGGGACGCCAGAGTTCTCCGCAGAGTATCAAGCCGCCCTTGCGGGCCATAAGCCGACGCCACGCGGCGGCAAGGCCGGTTCCCTTGCCTGGCTGATTGACAGGTATCGAGAGACGCCTGCCTGGACGGGCCTCGCCGCCGCCACGCGAAAGCAGAGGGAATTAATCCTCCTCCAGGTCATCAAAACGGCCGGGGCCGAATCGTATGCGGCCATCACCGAAAAGACCATTGCCGCCGGCCGTGACCGCAGGGGCAAGACGCCGTTCCAGGCGCGCCACTTCATTGACACCATGCGCGGGCTGTTCAAATGGGCCAAGGGTGCCGGCTTGGTGAAGCACAACCCCGCGCTTGAGGTGGCCTATCCGGCCCAGCCTAGATCGCAGGGCTTCCCGGTCTGGAGTGAGGAAGATATCGAGCGCTATGAGGCGCGCTGGCCGCTCGGCACGAAGGAGCGGGTTTGGCTGGCCGTCCTACTCTACACCGGGCTTCGCCGGGGCGACGCGGTCCGGCTCGGGCGGCAGCATGTCCGCAACGGCGTGGCGACGATCCGGACGCAAAAGAGCCAGGGCGAGATAGAGGTGGCGATTCCGATCCTGCCAGCCCTTCAGGAGGCCCTTGACGCTGGCCCCGTCGGGGACCTGGCCTTCATCTGCAACGCAAATGGTGGGCCGTTCACCAAGGAATCCTTCGGCAATGCCTTCTCTGATGCCTGCCGCAAGGCGGGGATCCGCAAGTCCGCCCACGGCGTCCGCAAGGCCGGCGCGACGCGCGCGGCGAACAACGGGGCCACGGTTGCCCAGCTCGAAGCGATCTTCGGCTGGGTCGGCGGCAACATGGCGGCGCACTACACCCGCTCGGCCGATCGCGCGCGGTTAGCACGAGAGGCCATCGGCAAACTTGCGAACGATGATGGAACGTCTATTCCCGCACCTCACCAAAAGGTAAGGGACGCAAGGGAAAAACGATAGACCCGCCAGCTAGTTAGAATTTGGGTGGTGGGCGATGACGG